ATGCCAATTCATCAACTTCAAAAGTTACCAGCAATTCTCTATTATTTGGATTCCAATCATATACCTTAGCAACTTTATTATTTGAGTTCTCTACTCTACGAATAACTCTGTCACCGACGTTAAATTTATAAGTGGAAACTCCATCACCATCAATCTGAACATTATCCAAGATGATACGTTGGTCATAATTAAAATTAACACCTCTAGTCAATCCAGAAAACTTACCAGCAGACTTTGATGTATATGCAATAGTTTCAGTCCCTAGTAAGATTTCACCAGATCCAGGGAATGCGCTTGTATCAGAAACAAAAATGTCAGTATCACTAGCAGTAACATTTTTGGTAAGACCAGTAAGATATCTAATATCAGAGTTAAACGCCTGTCTTGCCCTTGTTTTTCTCTTCAGATTTACAATCTTAGTGAAGATGATATTTGGAGCAGAAGTGTAACCCGTACCAGGATCTGTAACTGTAATGCTACTTAATTGACCTTGATTAATATTTGCAATTGCTTTTGCTCCGCTGCCACCACCTCCAGAAATGAGAACATAAGGTGGTTCTTGATAGAATTCTCCAGCATCAGAAATATTGATACTAGTAACTTTACCAGTGGTATCAACTTCAGCAGCACCTGATGCACCTTGTCCCCCACCACCTTGGAAAATTAGATTGGGTGGGGTTTGATAACCAGATCCTGGTTCTAATAATGACAAACCAGTAATTGTTTGAACGACAGCACTTCCAGTTGCACCAGATCCTTCACCACCTAAAATCTTTACATTTGCACTGCCAAAGTAATTATCGCCCTTCTGCGTCATTCTGATGTAAGAAACTGTTCCATCATCATTCAGAACTACATCACCCTTTGCTTCTGTTGGGAATATTTGAGAAAATGCGGGAACATTATCTCCTTCAAATAATGGTGTTCCATAGTAAGTTGGACCGATTGCATAAGGATATGTGGGATTGCCACTACCATCTTCGGTCATGAAATATGCATAAGTTCCATTGGGATACTCTGGAGTTACAGCAAATTTGCCATTATGCTCGTCAAGTGTGCCAACGCTAGAATCGTAGATATAGTCCTCTACCAAGTCACCAAGAACATAATCTTCAATACTAAGTCTTACTCCAAGACCAGAACTTGTGTAACCGAAAGTATATAAGATTGCGGGAGAATCTACAGGAACTAAGAATCTCATCTCACGGGTAGTTGCCCCGTTAAACTGACTGAGGTATTGAGTGTAAGTTACCTGAGATCCATCGATGTAATATGTTGCAAAATGAGGTTCAGAATGCAAATATTGAGTATCTCCAATTACAGGAGGAGCACCTACATGCCAACCATCTTCAGTTGTAGACAAGAAGAGATGCTCAGAATCATTTGATGCATCATCTTGATTAAAGATATATGTGTTGCCTCTCTTCAGAGATAAGAATGAAGGGCGACTACCATCAAACAAAAACTCTCCATTGGAAATAGTTACGTTATAGGTAGTGGTGCCACCATCACTAACATCATCTCTACCACCTGGCAATTCTAAAGTTGTCCTAAGTCTATAAGAAGATACTTCTCTTGCTACAGACCCACTAGAGTTATATCCCCAAGGACCATAGATTGGATATCCATCGAAGGACATACCAAGAATTTTGGAGTGTCCATCTACATGTCTACTAAGATCAATAGTTGCGGGATCGTTCGCATCAGACTGATAAAAATTTCTGACATAATAATCGTTTATAGGTCGTTCTTCTTCTTCTGGAGTTGTATCCAAAATCATATAACCTTCATCACCCTCATATCCAGACATGTAGCGATGATTTTTGCAATAGTAGTAAATTCTATTGACTTCATCTTCGTTCATAATGAACAGAGGTTGATACTCGTTCTCATAGTCAGTAGAAGGTGCGGATGATGCACCCGTGCTTGTGTAATAGAGAGTACCATTGTTTAGTACACCATCGGTAGTCGTACTAAACTGCATGGGATGTCCAATACCCTGAGAATTAGTGGCATCAGACTGATTCCATTTAATAAGATAGTTTTTCTTGACTCGAATATTTTGAGGAGCCATATAAAAGACTCCAGGAGCAAAACTACCAAATTCTGCTGCTTCAGGTCCAAAATCGATATAAAAAACGCCGTTACTAAAGACAACAGGATCACCATCAATCACAAAATTGAATCCGTTAGATCCAATAACCTGATCATTATTTTCAAAGGTTGCAGTTACTCGTCTTAAATAAATTCTTGTAATGTTATTAATATTATCTCTAATAATTTTAGAGATCTCACCACTTGCAACTCCACCAATCTCATCAATAGTTCTGCCTACCTCAACAGGTCCAACACTCTCATCTAAGTTAGACACATTGAGCATGACATTATCAAACTCAACTTTTACATTCCAAGTGAATTGCTGTAAATTACCCCAAGAGAATACACCATTCCTAAGAGCAAACTCATCAATAGTTTTGCTACTTCCATAGTATTTTACATTATTTTCAGTGATGACATCATTATCGTCACTATTCAATACGTATGGATGCTTAACAGTATCAATAGAGAATCCTACGGTTACGCCGCCTTCTCCACCCCAGTCTGGTGTATGAAGAAGACCACCATTTGCGAGTATTCCAGTTACTTTGTCTTTTTGAAAAACTCTATCACCAACAAAAGGAACGTCTTTACCGCCTCTGTATACAAAAGTCTGATTAAAAGTTCTATCTACTAAAGGACCACCACCAGGCGCTGCTTCTGCTTGAGTCCAGGTAGGTTTGGGATGATTATCTGAAACAATTGTTAGGCGATCATTCTTGACATTATTATTAGTTCCAAATACACCTGAGGTTGGAGAATTTGGATGCGATTGCCAAACTCTATTAATGTCAAAAGACCTAATAACATTTGGAGTTTCTTGCTGAGGTGTAATCTGAAGTCTCAGAGGATCATAACCTCTACCTCTTTCAAGAACTCTAACATGAATAATTTTTCCAGAATCTTCGTCAATGATTGGGTATAGAAGTGCTTCTACATCTGGAGTTCCACATCCATCAACAGTTAGTCTTGGGGGATCAGAGGGATCATACCCACTACCGCCATCTTTAACTTTTACTGCACGAACACCGAAAATCTCATCAAAGATTGGTTCGATTACCGCACCCGACCCAGGAACTGTTCTTGCCATTTATCGTCAACTTACAACGTTAATAGTACCTTGCATTGCTGCATGGATTGTACACTGGTAATACAGAGTATTTGGAGCATCGAGAGGAACTGTCCAATAAAGAACATTTGTTCCACTACCACTTTGACCTGCGGTGTATGGATTACCCGCTAAACCTTGAGTGCTTTGAATGCGGAATGGATGAGCGCCACCCTGAACGCTATTATCAAAAGCATAAGTGAATCCTCTATAAACATAGAGATCTGGATCATTTGCTGTCGAAGAGAATCCAGGACCATTAAAAGTAAAGTCCGAACTTCCGTTTGCATTAACTTCCCACCAAATGATAGGACTGCGAGTGACGATCCAATCAGTTCCATTCCAGAACATCGAATCGCCTTGTGTTGGATTACCAAACTGAGCAGTACCTGACATATCAGTGTCATTCAATGCTGCAAATGTCGTAGGAATAGTACCATCAAAAGCAATAGTAATTACATCACCAGAGATTGATGTTGTTATATCAGTTCCACCAGTGAAAGTAACACTATCACTTTGAGAATCTGCAGTTACACTTCCAGTATCCGCATTTAGGGTCTGGAATACATTGACACTGGCAAGACCAGAATCATCATCTGCAGGTGCCCAGTTAGTTCCATTCCACTTTAATACTTGACCACTAGTAGGAGCAGCAGTCGTAGTATCAACATCACTTAAAATATCAACACTAGAATATTCAGTGACAATCTTTGCACGCACATCACCAGCACCACCTGCTGTGATATTAATGTTCACATAAGGATTATCATCACCATCAACAGTGTAGTAGTAACCAGGATAAGTTGCTGCTGCAGGAGCAAGACCGAGAGCGGTAAATTCATTCTTATATTGCAGAACACCAGCAATATCTAATACACTTGTGCCACCATCAAAAGTCGCGGTAGCAGTTCCGTAATTTAATACAATATCACCAGTACCATCTGGATCAATAGTAATATTACCATTAGAGGAACTGATAATATTATTTCCATTAACATCCAAAGCAGAAGTTAAAGTTCCCAAGTCTGCTGGTTCAAATTGAGTACCAGTAAACTTAAGCACCTGATTCAACGCAGGACTAGAGACTGTCAATTGCGTGCTGGTGCCATTACCAATAGCAGAATACAATTCATTAAAATTATCATTAATGATTTGTCCGCCAGCACGCAAAGTTGAACCTGTGTTGTCGTTGGCGGTTGCGCCAACGTTAATAGTCTGCTTAGACATTACTTGCTCAATTATTTTTAGTTATTTATCAGAGTTCTGGATCAACCAATTCTTCCCCGTATTGAGAAAGATCAGGAGCAGTCCAATCATCAGGAACAGATGTTTCAACATCAATCACAGGTGCTTGATAACCAGAACCTACGGACGAAAGTTCAATACCAGCAACACCGATTAGTGGTGTGATCTCTGCACCAGATCCTGTGATAGAAGATGCAATGATCGCGGGTTTGGACGTATATCCAGATCCACCAGCAGTGACTCGTACAGATTCAATAAACTGAGATGTAAGAATGGGTGTCGCTGAAGCGTCTCTACCAAAGACCGATCCAAGATAATCGAAGGTAATCAGAGAGTTGGAAGATTCGATGATAGCAACTTCTCTATCTGATGTCTCACCCTGAATTCTGATAAGATCACCAGATTCAATCGAGGGAACAACTTCAGCAGCATCAACGTCTGCTTCAGAACCAACATAAGAGAATGCAACGAATGTGGAACCAACGCGAGGAATTTCGGAGAAGATGATTCTAGAACCAACAACTTCAAAACCAACACCAGGTTCCTGAATAACACCATTGAGAGAAACAATAATGTTATTCTCAGGTCTAATTGTTGTGGACTGAACGCCATCCGTGAGCGTAAGCGAGTAGAACACATCATTACGCTTAAGGTTGAATGACTGACGTAAAGAATCAAACTCAAACGAAATATCGTCAAGTTGTCTCAGTTTACCAACATAGAATCCAGTGAACGATGCTCCTGGTTCAGGTGCTTCAGTGAACTGAATTTGATCAGAGAATGCAGTAAATGCATTAGTAGCACCAGGAGGTTGCAAGATACCATTGATAAAGATGAGCAGATGACCCTCAGGATCGGGCAGATACTGAGTACCATTGCCCGTAGTGAGTTTGAAGTTCGTAGTTGTACCATCAAACCCTCTGAAGAATCTCTTGACTCTTGCCTTAAGAATATCACGATCCAGAATAATCGACTTATGACCATTGGGTCCAATAATCGCATCTCTTTCAGAGAAAGTACCGCGAATATCAGTCAGATAAACTCGCTTGTTACCACCAATTGTCTGGATATTTTGAATTCGTCCAGTAGCGGCACCCGCATTATCAACGATTGTGGAGATTGTTGCATATCCAACTGGGAAGTCTCCACCAAGAGCACCATAATCACCAACAAAATCACCAAGTGCAAGAGTTCCTTGAACCATCTTCACGTAAATAAAGTTATTATCGAGATCAACACCAGTAATATATCCGTAGACATTGCTTACCTGACCACCAGAGACAACCTTATAAATGAGATTTCCTTCGGTGAAATTGTTGAGGGCAACACCTTGTGAGGTGATAATAGAAATTTGAAGTCTTTGATGTCCATCAGAACCAATACGATCACCAACATTAAGTTCAAGACCAGCATAACTTTGAAGATCCAAATATTCTCTGGATGTGCTGGGATATACAACTGAAGTGGTTTCAAACGTGCCAGTAAGACCTTCAGTATCAACTGTTAGTTTACCACCAGTGTTCGCGAGCACAGATGCATTATTACTGAGAAGTTCAACAGGAGTTGCAGTTTGACCACTAGTGTATCCTTTGAAAGGAATATCCTCTGTGAACGTACCTTGCAAGTTGATCAGATGAAGTCTGTCTTCAATAGCACTAAGTTGTGCTGTAGTGGTATTAGTTTGACCTTCAATAATATCAGTGATCGCCCACGTACCCGCTGTTACAGCAACATCGAGATACTTGTAATTTTCATCCTCATGGAATCCATAGACAACACCAGTAACAGATGCATCACCTTGCTTTTGAACAACTTCATTCATTGTGTATGGACCATCAGTGATATCACCATCAATCCTAAATCTCTTAAAGACCTTAGCGATAAGTGCTTCATTTAGAGTTCTTACCTTCAATTCGGCATAACTTCCAGTGTAAGAACCATAGAAATATTCAGTTGCTTCAATTCCACCTAAGAGTCCTGTTGGGATATTTCTATCTCCATATGTGTATGTGGGGATAGTAATTCCACTCTGATCTTCGATAGTATTGACATAATTAGAGTTGCCAAGTTGCTCCTTGACAATTTCAAGAAGATATCTGATCGTTCTTCTGATAGATTCAACACTATA